CTTATGCATTCCCCGCTTACGCGGCCTTGCTGGCACCGGATTTACGCCTGAATTCATCCAGTAAACGAACTGTGAAGAAGGACTTTAACCCCTCAGACGGTAGTTCCTCACCCACTCGGAAAGATGTGAGACCAAGGACTTCCTCAACTTTCTTCGCACCGCCAGAACGGCGAAAAATGGTCACTGCATCCATTTCTCTTGCGAATTTATCGAGTGTGTAATAATAGTATACTACTTTCCGGTAATTTAGATGCCACTTCAACTGCTCTAGCTGCATGATGGCTCTGCTCGAGAAGAACTCCGCAGGGAGGTCTTCATGGATACGTTCTTGATGGATAACTCCATTCCAAGTACGACAGACTGTTCGTATCCCACGACATAGTCCGTTTATCCTATAATCACGCATATGCAACCTTTGAAGAAATTGCACACTACTCCCTGATGCGCCGCCTTTATCCGCTGACACTTTCATGCCAAAAAGGTTGTTCACTGCATCCGACATTTCGTCTATATTAGGCTCTCCGACAAATGAAATTACTCCGTCATCACCTAGATGTTCAGCGTCCAGGACTTTGACACCGAGTACTAATCCGATGACATGCCAGAGAATCTTTTGAACTAAAGTGTCGATTAAGTTAGTAAGAGCTGAGCCCGATGGGACTCCACCATCACGCCCGTGAAGTATTCCCTCAGGACCTACTAACCCTACAGTCAGAAATTGGCGCTCTAACCAGTTTATTCTGGACCATGCCGACCTCTCGAACCAGTGCCTCAATACATTAAAAGCAGCCTCAATCAATACTCGCGGAGCGCTCGCATCGAAAGAAGAGAAATCTACTGAAAGCATCAGGCCTTTTGCGCGATCAATCATTCGAGTAATTGCTCTATCAACTACCTCTAAATCATTCCAGGCGGAGTATCCTGGTAGATTCTTCAGAGCACTCAGTACTGGTATCTGAATACTGAGACCTATAATGGTCTCACAGTGATCGAACATCCACACTGTTCTCTGCTTTGGAACAGATGTCCCGTTTGGCTGACCACGCCAACCCAACACTGATGGATAGACATCGTCTTTATACCCATTAGTGTGGATTAACCTAGCACGATCAAGATACAACTTCCTGTGTTCCGCCATTCTGGAGAAGTACGGTAACCCAAGATTTGTACCTGGTGGCATGTTGGCATAGCTATCATCAAGGGCAAGGGCTTTAAGACTAGCTTTAGGCAGTTGTCCAGCTACTAACTCGGTGGCTCTTTCAAGTACTGAGCTCTTTTCAACTTTCTTTTGGCTAAAGTAAAGCGAAATGGATTCGAGCCTCTCCCCGTACGGCAAGCGAATACTAAATGGGCCAAATTTTTCACTCGCACTAAGCTCCAAGTCATTGAGCAACGGAAATTTAGTGGTTCCGAATCTGCGGAGTATTTCTTGGCCATAACCCAACGCATCATTGCGCTTATCTTTCGGAAAGAAAGGGGTCACATAATCCACAGACTGCGGTTTCGCAACCACATTCTTGAGGTAGTTTTCAACTCTCCGCCATCCATCAACAGGTAGTGTGGAATAAAGAGAGCCTAATGGCAAAACCTGCATGTCGACATCCTTTTGGGAACTTTTACCCAACGCGATCGCCACTCGCAACAGTGAATAACCTGTACTAAACAACAATCAAATCAGTTCATAATTGATCGAACAGCGCACTAAGCGACTGAAGAACACGCTGCTTCTGATTTTCAAGATCCACACGTTCAGTTAAGAACCTCATCTTTTTCTGCAAAGCAACGATTCTTGCATTTTCCGCACCAACACGTTCATATAGGCGAATATTCGCTTCAACGACTATGATGGCTGCATCGATCACCGTTATCTCATTTAGAACTGCAGTCAACCGGAAATTAGCCAACCGAATCAGGGATAACGTAGTCTCACGTGAATAACCAGTAGCGGAGGATTCCATTTACTCCTCCCTTCCGGTACGTGGATCGAAGTTTCCAACTACTTCAAAACTACTATCATTCACTCTAACAGTGATTGTATGCCTGATAAACACCTCTTCCTTATTGGAATTAACTTCCTCAGGATTAACGAGTTTCCATTCATGTGTGGACACTGCTACAGTTACTCTGATGTACAACCAACCTTTTGAAGTCCAACATCGAAATCCAGTCACTTTAACGTCTTGAGACCAACGACGAAGAAGATCAACAGTCTTCTCAACAGTACGTTTTACAAGAGAAAACATAACAAACCTCCTGTTTTAACAAAACAAACAAACAAACTAAACAAACAAACTAAAAGAAACC